ACGCCACAAGGAAGCCCAAGACAAGCACTTCGAGGCGGCCGAGAAGCACGACGCTGCGCTGGAAGCAATCAGGCAGCACGGACATGATAGCGAGACAGCAACGAAAAAGATGAAAGAGGCGGAAGGTCTGTCCGGAGAGGCAAACGCACGATCGGAAAAGGCGGATAAGCCGACGGGATACAGATCGGAAGCGGAGGGTATGGCACAGGGACACGAAAAGATAAGTCAGAGCCACAAGGCCAAGGCTTACGAACTCGATAATGGACCCGGACCAGTAACGGCGGAAAGGTACAACGCGGCCGACGCCCACAAAAAGGCGGCGGGGGAACATCTGCGAGTGGCTACGGCACATAGGAGTGGAGAATCCCCCGAGTCGATTAAGGTGCAAACGGAACGGGCCGCTAATGCATCTGCAAATGCCGAAAAGGAACATGCTGTAGCGGACTGGTCAACCGAAATTGCTCGACACCATGTTCAAGTGGCGAAACACAACGAAGCGTATATGTTCCACAAAAAGGCGTCCGAAGAGACGAGAAACAGATCGGCAAAACTGCGACAGAGGGATCCGGCCAGCCCAAAAGCGAAAAAGCTTCGCGAGCAATCCGAGAAGCACGAACAAGTGGCGATGCAACACAACCAGGCTGCAATGACTCATGCACACGCCGGAGACGGTTTGAGAGAATGGGCCCATCCCAAGACGAAAGATCAATGGCCAGGTCAGGCGAAGGGTGCGTTAGACAATTCCGCCAGGGCGCATGAGGCATCCGGACTTGCCCATGACGCATCCAAGGATCTCGGAGCGGAGCCAGAAGACATTCACAAGAAGTCTTTCACGGAGGGCAACATGCGCAAGTCAACGCAGGGCGAGGGGAGCCGTGGCGGGCATGTCATTGGTCACACGCCAGGCGGAAAACCAATCTACGGAACAGACAAACCAAAGCACGATCCAGAACAAGAGCAAAACGACAGAGAGAAACGCAACCGGGGAGTTGTTACCGGATATCGGCACTTGAGCAACGATGAATTGGACGAAGGAAAGAAGCATCATTCTCTACAAATGGATAGTGCCAAGACGTCCGGAGCAGTTGAGGGACATAGACAGATTTTCGAGCACTTGCACCACGAACAAGAACGAAGAAAAAGCATTGGCGTGAAGTCATTTTTCGGCGACTACGACCTGTCGAAGGCCGTCCAGCAACAGAACGGGTTCTATGAGCCTCTTCCGTTTGGGCTCAAGAAGTCCGGAACCGAGATGGAGCCCACCGAGGTGTCCACGCCGGAGATGACCCAGCATCAGGCTTTCGGGGCGACCACAATCGAGGTGACGCCGGAGATCGTCGACGGATATGCGGTATTGAATCAACCGTTCCAGTCGGCGGATGATAAGCGCGTTGGTCTGAACTCGATCTTCGGCGAAGAGACCGTGCAGATCGACGAGGACGGCAAGATCCCCGGAGCACAGCCACCGTACGGGCGCAGCTACTGAACGGAGGCCCAGCATGGGCATCAAGGAGACCGTCGGCCTGGTGATCGATGCCATCGCCGACGCTGTAACAGACCGGATCGGATCTGAGGCGCTGGTGAAGGCCGGACCGACAAACATGGTGCTTGCCCCTGAGGCACCCGTTGACGATCCGAAAGCCATCTACTGGGATCCGTTCGCCCTGCTCGAGACGCTGGGGTACCGCGAACGTTACTCAATGGTCAGCTACGATGCCCTGCAGCGCATGGCATACCGGATGCCAATCTTTCCGCCAATCCTTCAAATACGGCTGAAACAGATCCAGCTTTTCTCTCGTCCACAGCATGACGATAATGAATCGGGCTATCAGATCCGCATGCGGGACAAGGACGCTGTCCCATCCAAGAAAGAACGTTCGCAATGTCGCGATCTGGAGGAATGGGTGTCGACCTGCGGATCGACGCAGGGATACATCAAGGACTCGTTCTCGACGTTTCTGCAGAAGTTCGCCAAGGACAGCCTGCTCTACGACCAGGCCTGTCATGAAATTGTCTATAACCGAAAAGGGATCCCTGCTGACTTCTACGCCGTCGACGGTTCATCGATCAGGATCGTGGACCAACCGTGGAACAAGGACATCTCGAAGGCCGACAAAGAGATCCGTTACGTCCAGGTCTACGACGGGTCAGTAGTTCAGGAGTTCACTCCGCGCGACCTGTGTTTCGCGGTCCGCAACCCACGGACAGACCTTCGAGCGAATGGTTACGGGATCAGCGAGCTGGAACTCGGCATCCGGATAGTCACGTCTTCCATCTACGGGTTTGACTACAATTCGGCTTTTTTCAAGCAGGGAAGCGTGGCAAAGGGCATGCTGAACTTGCCCAGAGTGCCGGACAACAAGCTCAGGATCTTCGCCAACCAGTGGCACATGGTGGTGAGCGGCATCGCAAACGCCTGGAGAACTCCGATCACGAACTTTGAGGAGGCGTCCTGGATCGACTTCCACACGAACAACAGGGACATGGAGTTTGGCGAGTGGTCCAATTTCTTGATCAAGTTATTCTGCGGATTGTGCCTCATCGATCCCACAGAGATCAACTTTCTCTACGGGAACACAGGCCAGACGCAGTCCATGGGCAACCAGAGCAACACTGAGACGCGGGTAAAGCACAGCCGTGACAAGGGTCTCCGCCCACTTCTGATGTTCATCGAGGACAACATCAACAGGTATCTCATCTGGCCGATCAATCCGGAGTTGCAGTTCATCTTCACGGGATTGGACCCCAAGGAGGCGGCGGCCGAGATCGACAACCAGAAGAAGCAGACCACCTACCTGATGACGGTGGACGAGATGCGGGAGTTAAACGATTTGGAGCCGTTGCCAGACGGACTTGGTGAATGCATCCTGGACGCTACCTGGAACCAGTTCCAGCAAATGAAAACTCAGATGACGCAGCAGCAACAACAAGGCGGGCCAGAGCAGCAAGGGGATGCACGGGAGGGGCAACAAGGGCAAGAGGGTGGCAATGGAGCGCAGCAGGAGCAGGCCGGGGGCTATCCGCAGCAACCGGAGTACCCTGGAGAAGGGGGAGAGCAGGAGCAGGGGCAAGCCGAACCGGAACAGAAGTCTTTCGTATTCCACAAGTCACTCGACGGGGATATCGTCGAATACGAGATCAAGTAGGAGGAAAACGGCATGACTCTCACGGCAAAGCTTGAAACGGATCTGATCGTTTCCCTCGACACAGATCAGAAGAACATCTTGTGGAGCATGACGGACACGGCACTGAATCAAATCGTCAGGACTGACTTGACGGTCCACAGCGCTGGTGTGGCGTCGGTGGCGGCCAGCGCGTCCATGACGTTGCCCCTTAACGACGTGGCAGCTGGTAAGATCATGATCCTTCGCTCCGACAAGCGGTTGGGGGTGAAGATCAATGGTAGTGCTACGGAGATCGTCATCGGGCCAATTGGCACGTACAAAGGGCTTCTGGTTCTGCACGGCGAATTCGCGGCCGTGATCGTGACTAACAAGGACACGATCAACGCGGTGCTGGTCGAGTACTGTTTCGTTGGGCTCGAGGTGTGACGTGGGAGAGAAGAAAGAACCTGTCCCATTGCTTGTGCCGGTCCTGTCCCAGGGGAAGGCGGAAGCGGACAAGCGCGTCAAAAAGATAATCGAGATCGCTGTTATGAAGGCCCTCGAGCTTATGAGCCAGAAAGATCAGCAGAGTGGCATTGTTTGACAAGCTCCGTCAGATCTTCCGCGATGCGGCGACGGCCATTGCTGTCACTGTCTTTGGGTACAAGTCAGAGGAACAGCAGCGACTGAAAGCCGAGGGCTACCTCGAAGATCAACCGGTGGCCGACGTCGCGAGAGCATCATTCTTTCTTGGTACGCTCCACGGGCGCAGCCCCGAGCAGCAGGCGTTCAAGCACGCCGCGAAGATGCCAGGACACCAGCTGACCTTTGACGAGATCCTGGAGCGGATGAGACGTCCTGAGGTGCCTCTTTCTGACATCGAACAGCGGGCAATGGAGCATGCAGCAACCCGGGCCGGCGAGTGCTGCGTGGCCCTGGGAGATCAATGGGGCGGCCAGGTGGTCCAGGCTGCGCTCGACGGATCCAGGGTCAGGACGGGGATCGCAGAGGAGACGGCGGCGGCCATCGAGGAGCGGCAGACCAAGGGCGCCCTGCGAAGCAGATTGCGACAGATGACCGGGGACTGGTCGCGAGACTGGGACCGCATCGCGAACACGGAGATGCAGACCGCGTTTCAGGAGGGAGTCTTCGAGTCGACGGTCGCGCAGCACGGGATGGAAGCGGGTCTGGCAAAAATCCCGAATGACGATGCCTGCCACAAGTGCAAGGAACTCTACCTCGAGAACGGCAAACCGCGAATCATGCCGGCTACGTGGTGGGAGGGAAACGGAACGAACGTTGGAAAGAAACAGGCGGAGTGGGTAGCGACGGTGGGGACGCTTCATCCGAATTGCAGGTGCGCAATTATTAGATGCCCAGCCGGCTGGGGATTCACCGACGACTGGGAACTTGTTCCTCCGGACGAGGAAAAGGGCCTTGGCAATCAGTGGCATCTTGGCAATGGAACGTACATGGCCATCTTGCCGCTGAATGACGGTGCTCGGGCGCAGTTGTTCAACAAGGCGGGACTCATCGGTTATGAAGATTTCTCCTCGATCGATCACCTTTTGAAGGCGTTTGACGACGTCCGGATCGATGAGGCGACAGGCGTGATGGACGGGTTCGCGCTGAACTGGGATCCGCTGCAGAAGAACCGGAAGCTCCACTATCGCACCACGTTCGCTGGGCTCGAGATCTCCATCGAGAATCGTCGAGGCAGTTACCGCAGATGGAAGAATCACCACGATGGAACCGAGGGTAAGACGTTCATGTCTGTACCGTACGGCTACATCCGTCTGACTGAAGGCCTAGACGGTGATCACCTCGACTGTTTTCTTGGTCCGAACGAGAAGGCTGCAACCGTCTACGTGGTGACGCAACTCAAGGCGCCAACGTTCAAGACGGTCGACGAGAACAAGGTCATGCTCGGCTTTGACTCTCGATCTGAGGCCGAACGAGCCTATTTGGCTCACTACAACAGTCCGGACTTCTACGGATCCATCACGGAGATCCAAACGGAGGTTTTTGTCCAGAATGTGAAGGACGGGAAGTACAAGAGCGGGGGATTGATCAAGGGTTCACCTCCGGGTGGCGGATGGGAACCTGCACCACACACCAAACACGGGGGCATGCGAAAAAGGGTGGGAGGGGCATGGGAGTACTGGTATCCGGAGGAGTCGGCTGGGCGGGGGAGGTTTGAGTTGACCCTGATGCATCACCGAGATCGAGTGGAGCAGATGAAAGACTCGATCAAGATCGGCGGCGAGTACAAGGCGGAGCGGGGAAACGGAAGACCAGATCGCTACGTTGCCGTTCTGCATGACCCGTCAGATCCCGGAAAGGTGCGCTTGCAACACTTTGACGAAGAGGGGTTTTCCGGACATCAGACCTTCGACAAGATGGACGATCTGATTCATGGGTTAGCCAGCGATTATGAGAAGGTGGTTCCAGCCTCCGGAATCATGGACAAGCTAGCGATCACGGAGAAGTGGGCAGAGGGAACGGCCAGAGCATCGGTCATGCAGGTGGTCAACACGCTGGGATTTCATCGACAGCATGACGCACAGCGGGCTGTCAACGATTTCTGGGAGAAGCACGGATCCATCAAGACGGCGCGCATGTTGTCCGGGAAGCTCCCCGAGCTTCTACAGGGCAAGATCCCGGATGCACTAAAAACGGGTCTGGGAAAGGCCCTGGCACCATGGATGGCCCTGATGAAGTCTGCCCCAACGGCTGGTGCATTCTACGACGGAGCGCATGAGCAGGGACAGGCCGGAGCTGGAGCATGGCTTGTCGATCGAGATCACAGAATCAAGCGGCTGATCCAGCTGACGACCATGATGGACTGGCTCGAGGAGTTTCGCGAGCAGCAGAAGCGAACAGGGCGCTCGAGGATCGTCATCGACCCCAAGAAGATCTTCAACTACTTCGAGGGCGGATTTTCGATGGCACACGAGCCACCTCAAGATGTCTCAACGCTGGCCATGGCTCCAGCTCGAGAGGAGACGATAGCTCGCAATCAGCAGCATCGGGCCAGGAAGATAGAGAGACACAAAGAAGGTGTTGGTTCTGCGCTAAAGTTGTTCAAGTGGGCCAAGCCGTGACCGAAAGAACCAGCATCTGGTGTCCCACGTGCAGACGCAGGATCATGCAGGTTGGCAACGATGGACAGGTTCGAATCAGGACGAGAATTGTCGTATTCTCCAAGGGATATCAGAGCGGTACGGTGATCTGCCAGCACTGCGGATCTGACGTGCTGGTCGACATAACGTTGGGCCAGAACGCTGTCTCTGAATTGTCTGCTCCAAAAGTGTTGATCAGAACACAAAAACTGCTTGACCCAAAAACAAAGAACACCTAGCCTGTAAACAGCTACTCACCTTTGGGCCTGATCGCATTGCGATTAAGAGGCGGGGTGGGCGAAGAAGTTTCGCTCGATGGCCCAAAGGGAATTCCTCTTCCATATCCCGATCGAATTCGTCAAGAGCGACGACGGCAAGAGAATTGTCCGTGGGTTCGCGACGACGGAGCATCAGGATCGGGAGGGGGAAACGGTTCTGCAAGACGGGCTCGACTTCACGGATTTGATGAAGTGGGGCTGGTTCAACGACAACCACGGGAAAAGCGCATCTGACAAGATCGGTTATCCGACCCGTCTGGAGCCGAAGACGTATCCGGATGGACTGAAGGGCCACT